CTTAGTTATGGTCGTAGTTCTTACTACTATCAACATCAAGCTATTATTTGAGAATTTTATGTCTTTTATCCACCAACCTGTTATCTTTCTTTGTGCTTCTTTTTCTTTGTTTGCATTCTTTTATTTAATTAGCTTGTGGGAGGCTTGTTATCTTTCCCACCTATTTCCTCGTATAGTTAACGAGGCCCTTGCAACGCGCAAGTTTTGTCTACTGCAGATGTTTAAAGTACTAACTCGGTGAGAATTTATACGGAAGAACCGGAATTTTCTCCATGAATTTGATAGTCTGTTTTCATGCACTACCCCCCCTGGGTTTACGCGCCAGGACCCTGTGCCACTGATTACATTCGGAATTTTATATTCCCATCACTCATAGCCTTTAGCACTACATCGTATAAACCGCCTGCTATCAGTAGTCTTTGTGTTCTTCCATGTTTTGCGAAGCTGTTATTCACCATTTCATTTGTCTCTGGCTTGTTGATTTCTCTACTGTAACCCATCATTTTGGGCTAGGTTCGGATTTCATTTACGGAGCATTAAGCTGATACTACTACCAGGAAGACTCCAAATCGGGTGTACATACCGTTATGAATGGCCAAACTACCAACCCCCACCCCCCTAGTCTCCACCTTTGTTCCGGCTGGTTAGATGATAATATCTTACAGTCGATGCTCGATGCCTTTGTCGGCCCTGATGATGAAAATATCCCTACTGACTTTGCCATCAGTCCGAGTGGCGTAACCGCCTTCCTCAATTCCGACATCGTTTCATACGGTGAAAACTTTCCATACTGGTTTGGATCATATGCCTCAAGGGCTAACCCCCTTCCCTTGATCCTTACTACCACCTACACTCGTCCCTCATGGTTTGCTTATACGAGGTCTTTTCCCCCACGGGATATTGAATCCCGCCTTGCCCCTCCAGGCACTGAGCCCCTCACTGAGGATTTTTATATCCGACAAGTGACTAGTTGGGGTGAAATAGTCCATTGTGTTCATGTCACGTACGATGGATTTTACACGTATGTTTCTGAACCCATCACTGTCTCATCGACCCTGCGCGCTGACCTTAGCCGTGGCGTCAGAGAATCTTTTGAGATGCTACTCACCAACTTTACTGAAAATGTAGAGATTTATGGTCCCCGAGATAGTTATCGCTTCGTTGCTGTCCCCCAGTCTGGCTTGAAGACTCCCCCTCGCAAGAACGTATGCCGTATTGCCAGGGATTTGTCTTCACCTAAGGACGGCCGAAATCTTCCATCAATGGAAGAATGCTCTCCCGATGAACAAAATAGGCGACGAAAACAAGTCGATCAATATCGACGTGATGCCAAGAAGCAAAAGAATCTTGGTATGTTTAAGCCTCAATCTGGAGCATCTCCTGTCTTCCACCCTCAAGGACTTTTCTCGAATCCTTTTAAGATTGGTCCCACCCCTGATTTCCAGGAAGTTATTGAGGGTATTCGTGAGACGGCTGGAAAATTTTCCAGTGATATTCCTGAGCTCACCACTCTTTTGAAGAACATTAGCACACAAGGACTTAGTGTCCATGTTGGCTTTGACAAGAGTACAATTCACGTGCCAGCCCTCGTTGGCCTCGCCTCAGTTGCTTATATGGCAAAGACTGAAGGTGGCAAGTGGAAAGCCGCCTTGGCGGTTTATGCCACTGGTTATGTTAGCTCTTGCACCTACCAACACCGATCATGGTTGACTGATAGGTTTTCTCGAATTTTTGGCCTCACTGATGAAGTCAGGCCTCAAGGAGCCGACTATGACCTTATTGAGGATGTCAGTGGTGCTATTCTTGGCTATTTGGCTTTGGTTTCTGCCAAGGCGCATCTAGCTACGCCTGCTCGCATAGCTTCGATTGTTAAGAGCCTGTCAAGTTTTGATAGGGCTAAGACTGGTATTGCTAGCGCGATGGTCTTTTCGGTTCGCCTTGTCGAGAGGCTTATCAATTGGTTCCGTGATCAGATTTTGGGCCTCCCTGCCCTATCTCTTTTACAATCCACCATCCCTGTCCTTCAGTCCTGGACTTCTAAGGTTGACATTGTTGTTGATGAGGCTCACAAGGGCCTTTTGACTATCAATTCGGCAAACAGCCAACGCCTTCACTCCCTTGTGATGGAAGGCAACCAACTCAGCACCAAGAAGTTTGGCGCTTCTGATGCAGCTCAAGTTCGTTCAGCACTTACTGTCTATATGGCCACGCTTCGCAAGCTTGTGATCCCTTTTGACCAGGCAAATTTTGCTGGCAACGGGGCTCGCATGGAGCCTATTGTTGTTCTTCTGAGTGGCAAGCCAGGAACAGGCAAGACTTGGAGCTTGTTACCTCTTATCATGGAGGTCCTCAGGCGGGTTCTCCCGGCTGACAGACTTCTTGCGCTTAAGGATGACTTCAATAATGAGATTTTTTCTCGTTTCCCAGAAACCAAATACTGGGAGGGTTATCGTGGTCAGATGGCTTGTATTTTTGATGATTTTGGTCAGGCAAGAGACGTTGCTGGCCAACCTGATAACGAGTTCCTAGAACTCATTAGGTCTGCTAATATTTTTCCTTACCTTCTTCACATGGCTGGTATCGAGGCCAAGGGTTGTACGAACTTCAACAGTCGGTTGATTTTCTGCACCACAAACTTGACCTCATTTACCCCACAGTCCATTAGTGAACCCGCTGCCGTCATGCGGCGATTTGACATTATTCTCAGTGTCTATCCCAAGGCCCAGTTTTGTGTTGACCCAAGCGTCGACCGTGAATCTCGAGTTCTTGATAAGAGTTTGCTCGGAGATCGCTTTGATGAGGACATTTATGAATTTTGTCTTAAGAGTGCTCAGGGTCTGAATATCTCAAGTGAGATCAAAGAAATTCTTTCCTTTGGTCAGCTTAGAGATCGGATCGTCGAGCTTTACACTCGTAGATCCAAGGTGGCAGATGATTATATTGCTGATCTTGCAGATCGTGCCAGCACCCTTCTTACCCCTGTTGTCAATCAGGGCGCCGCTCCTTCTGTCATTCAGATGGAGGAGATTGAGGAGTTTCATGACACTTTCGATGCTGAGGTTATGCCTCCTCCTCTTGATCCAAATGTGAGCCTCGAGTCCATCCTTGGTCCTCAGGTTCCCACCATGGATCAGGATCAACGTTTGATGCAGACACATGAATTTGGTGCTTTTATGTCCTTTCTTAGAATTGGTCTGAATTTCGATCTGATAGATCTTGGAGCTCAGTTGACTCATGCTGGTTATAGTTCCAATTATATTGGACTTAAATCTTTGCAGCAGGCTGCCCGTCGCTACCCCGCTGCGTTTCGTGAGTGTGTGGATGGCCGCCGAGATTTACTTGTTGAATTCGTGCTTAGGGCTTTTCCTCCAGGTTCCCCTTTTGCTGTTGATGCGATTGAAGATGAGTCAGTTTTTGAGCACGCCAGGAACTTGCTTAAAGAGTATTCCGTCCGAATTAAGGATTTCATGTCCTCGCTAATCGACAAGTACTCTTGGCTGACTGATTGGAAGAAGGTTCTACCATTCCTTTCTGCCATTGCCTATGGGTGTTACTACTTGATGGGTGGCCCTTCTATTGCCAAGGTCGTTAATAATATCCTTGGCCCTGACTTTCTTCGATCGTCCATTTTGTGGCGCCACAATCCAGAACTCATGCCCTCAGACCCTGATAAGGTCCTAATTAAATTTCGCCCTGAAGCTAGTGTCCTGACTCCTATGACTGTTTCTGAGGATGTCACGAAAGCCTTTAGCACGTTTCACGACGAGATTGATGGTTTCAAGGTCATCAGCCACCGTGTTTACATGGAGGACGGTTGGCCTTGGGCTGAAATTGAGTATACCTGTGAAAGTGGTGGCCCAAGAGACAAGAGTCCCAAATTTGTGGTTTCCAAGCTTAAATCCGCCGCAAAGGCAGAAGGTGGTATTGATCAGACTGCTCAGAGCATGTTGGATAAGGCCATTAAGAAAAGCCTATACCGTATAACCATTCCTGGATACGGTGACCAACAACTCGGCTTCATGGTTTTCTTGAAGGGTAAAGTGGCAGTCATGCCGCACCACTTCGTTAGTGAACTTAAACATGTGGCTGAGAACATTCTTACGCCCGAGTCTGTGGTTCACATTAGGAACATTTCCAATGATTCTCTTCGAGCCGTAAAACTTGGAGACCTTCTCGTTGGTGTCGTTGAGGATGAAGAATTCTCTAAGCATGACGCTGTTCTTGTTGCATTGCCCGACATGCATCAACATCCTGATATTGTTAGCTATTTCATTACCGAGAAGCAGCTGACTTTTCAGCAGATTCGTGCCAGCTTACATGGATTGAGGACCGACCCTAATGAGGCTTGGTCTTCTTTCCTGACTGCTCGTAGGAACAAGGAGCAGTTTGTTACCGCCGATAATGGTGGTTACGTGGTGAAGGAGACTCTTCTTTACCAAGCTGCCACCCAAGGCGGTGACTGTGGTTCTCTCTTAGTTGCTCAGAGTTCGGGCTTTGGACCTGGTAAGTTCCTTGGCTTTCATGTAGCTGGATCAGAGGCTCAGATTGGTTTCTCCACGGTTCTTACTCAGGAGATTCTTAATGAAGCCTTGACCAAGATTCCTGAACCCCACAACCCTATGGCCCCACCTACTGATGTGATTAAGTTCTTCGGTGAGTGTGCTCCATTTCCTGTTCCTGGTGCTTTTGTCCCACTGAAGACCATTGATCAGGTGGTCTCTCAACCTACTCGTTCCAAGATAGTCCCCTCTGTCCTGCACAACGAGTGGACAGTTAGTCCTTATGCTCCTCCTCGTCTTAGACCATTTGAGACTGATGGAGGGGTCGTTGATCCTGCTCTTCTTGCCATTGAAAGATATGGTAATTCTCCTGGCATTGTTGATAAGGAGCCTTTGGTCCTTGCTGCAGATTTTGTAGCAGGCAAAATGCTCCCATTACTGCTTGGAGATAATGCCCAACCTCCGCGGATTTTGACTTTTGATGAGGCCGTACTTGGCCTCCCAGAAGAAGAATATTGTAAATCAATCCCGCGCAACACCTCAGCGGGTTATCCTTATATTTTGAAGGAAACTCCTGGGTGTAGAGGTAAAGAGCGGTTTTTTGGAAAAGGCCAGGATTTTGACCTCACCGGTAAAGAGTGTGTTCAGCTCCGTAAGGAGTGTGATGACATTATTGAGAAAGCTCGGCGGGGGGAGAGATCCGAAGTCGTCTACGTTGATTTTCTTAAAGATGAGACTCGCAAGCATCATCGTGTTGCCGCTGGTCATACTCGTCTAATTTCAGCGGCGCCAGTTGCTTATACAATCGTTTGTAGGATGTATTTCCTCGCTTTTGTGATGGCAGTCATGTCCTCCCACTTACTTGTTTCTGTGGGTGTTGGCATTAATTGCTATTCTAGCGACTGGGACCTCCTTGCTAAGTTGCTCCTTTCGAAGGGCAATCACGTTGTTGCCGGTGATTTTATTGGCTTTGATACTAGCCATTACGAGTTTATTGCAAACCTTGTTCTCAAGATCATTCAACGGTACTACAGTGGTTGTGAGCCCCTTGTTCGCGACGTTCTATTCTGTGACCTGACTAATTCGGTTCATATAATTAAGGACATCGTTTACATGTGGTGCTCTGGTAACCTCCCGAGTGGTCATCCGCTTACAGCTGTCTTTTCCAGCATCATCAATTACATTCTTTATGTTGCGTGCTGGGTTAAACTTCACCCTTATGGTGCTGCTGGACTAGCTGAGTATTCAGCTAAAGTCTACGGCGTCAAATATGGTGATGACAGTATCATCTCGATTCATCCTTCTGTCATTGGGTGGTTTAATTACCACACGATTTCGAAGGCTATGAAGTCTTTCGGCTATAATTACACCGACGAGATGAAGGTTGGTGAAGGTGTGGGTCCTCTATACCGCACCCTTGACCAAGTTACGTTCCTGAAGCGTGGATTTCGCTTTGAGCCAGCACTTGGCCGCTATGTTGCTCCTCTCGCTCTCCCAGCCATCTTGGAGATGTTGTATTGGACTAAGCGTGGCCACTCCGGTTCTGACATTACTCGTACGAATATCGAGAATGCATTGCGGGAACTTTCCTTGCATGATCGTCGGACGTTCGATGAGTGGGCTCCGAAAATCATTGAGTCCGCCAGAGAGAGACTGAATTTCCACCCGACTATTGTGGATTACAGTGTTCTTCAGAGGATCACGTGCGGCCTTCGGGTCGTATGGTGATTCTCATATACCCGCTTTTCCCTTGTTTCATTGGGGCTCTTTTTCCGTATAAAGAAAATGCAATGATACCCTCTCCGCTTGCTTCGCCTTGCCGGGAGTTTTTCTTGTGTAGATTCAGTTTAATCCTAATTTATATACCCGTCCGTCACCATTTTGCTAGGTTGACAATAATTGACCGCTATACCACTTGGAACGAATCGCATGTACTGACCATTCCACAAGACTTTAGTCAGGTTTACGCAGAGCGAAGGCAAGATTCAATCCCTTGTCCTATACTGCTATGGCGCCTGATGAAAACTGGTTGTACTCAACGCCATGTCTATCTCTTTACCCACCTCCGCCTCTTCTGATGGTGTGTCGCACGATGAACCAGATGCTACCACTACTGTTAACCAAACCGTCAAATTTCACGATGACGATGATGTCGAGGTCAAAACTTTTCCTCGATATGTTTCTATCGGAGAGTCCTTTCGAGACTCCGCCATTGGAGCACGTGAACATGACATCCGAGATTTTCTCGGACGACCTGTCCTTTGTTCAAGTGGAACTTTTGCCTCCACAAATACCGCTGGAACCCAACTCAAGACCATCCCTTTGCCGTCGGCTTGCCTTGCTAACTCTTCTTATGCTGACAAACTCAGAGGTTTTTATGGCTTCCGAGCCAAGATGGTGTGTCGTGTGCAGATCAATGCTCAGAGGTTTCAACAAGGTCGTCTTTTGCTTCATTATCTACCTCAGACTGCCACCATGGATCCCAGTCGTTTGGCGAGTGCTCTTAGTAGTCTCGTCTTTATCACTCAGCAGCCTCGTGTCGACATGGATATCAACAAGGACACGGAGGTTATGCTTGAGATTCCTTACGTCTCCAACTCCATGTACTACAGTATGATGGATGGTTCCTATGATTTTGGGACTTTCTATCTCACTGTTTACGCCCCTCTGCAAGCTGGTTCTGGTGCTCTTAGTTGCACCTATACCATTTGGTGCCACTTTGAAGATGTTGAGATTGCGTATCCCGCTGTCTCGCAGTCTGGCATCAAGATTCTTCGTGGTCGTGGCAAAGGCGCCTCTCGCGTTGATGTCTCTGATCAGGAGCTTGCAGTTCAGGGCCTTGGTCCTATTTCCAGCCTGATGAAGAAAGGCTCTAATGCTGCTGCTATCTTGTCTGAGATTCCTTTAATCTCGGCTTTTACAGCCCCCACTTCTTGGGCCCTTGGCATTCTTGGCAGAGCTGCGGACGCTTTGGGCTATTCTAAGCCCACGTCTGCCGGTGCTAGTGAAAAGCGAATGCTCACCACTTTTGCCTATATGAATAACACCAACGCTGTTGACAATTCAGCGAAATTGGCTGTCAGATCTGATAATGCCGTTGTTCAGTTGCCAGGTTTTGCTGGCACCGACATTGATGAGCTTGATATTGCCTACCTTGTTTCTATTCCCTCTTGGCAGATAACACAAAGCTGGAGCACCGCAGCTGCTCAGGGCTCTTCTATTGCTGGTTTTGGTTTATATCCCAGCAATTTCAGTGCCATCAGCCTCACTACTGGTGGTGTCACATACCCCTTGAGAGCTACCTCAGTCATGGGCTACATCGCTAATGGGTTTTCCCTCTGGCGTGGTTCTATAACTCTCACGATCAAAATCGTAAAGACTGAATTTCACAGTGGTCGTTTGTTGATTGCCTTTTTCCCTGGCAGGAACACCACTGGGGGTGCTTCCTTTGCTAATACCCAGTACGTTTATCGGGAGATCCTAGACTTGAGGAAGTCTTCAGAGATTTCCATCACTTTCCCGTGGACGTGCCTTACCCCCTACCTCCCTATCACCCAGACTTATGGTGTTGCTCAGATCTATGTCCTCAATCCTCTTGTGGCTCCTTCAACCGTTGCCCAGCAAGTTGATTGCATTTTTGAGATTTCTGGAGCTCCGGACATTGAGTTCGCTGCTCCCCAGACTGCTCCTTTCATTCCAGTCGTCTTCAACCCTCAGTCTGGTCTTGGTCTACAAGCCAAGCCCATAGAAAGTGTGATGGATAATTCCACACTTAAAGTTGCCCTTGAGCCCGCAATGTTTTGCATTGGCGAGCGAGTGCAATCTATTCGGCAGATGATTAAGAGGTTTTCCACTTCCTTTGTTGGCACAACAACCACAACATCTACTACCATGGTGTTGACTCCCCAAATCAACTATGTACCACTCCTTGGCTTCACAGCTGGTAAGGTGACCTTATCTGCCGGCTTTGCCATCGACCAGTTGTCGTATTACGCCCCCCTGTTCCGGTTCTGGAGGGGCTCCACCCGCGTCAAGATCATTGATCCTGGGACGAATACAGCTCTTGTTTCGTCCGTTGGTTTTAATAATAATACTACCAATCTCAGTCAATCATTGCCAATATCTTTTCCGACAACAGTACCAACCACGAACTTGTGTTTGGACCAACCAACCGTAGTCGTCCCCTCGTTGTCTGGGGGCGCCGAGTATGAAGTGCCTTATTACTCGATCACCCATGCAAGCCACCCCGTTGTGGTAAATGGAAATGTTGCTGGTGTCGCCCGAGACATCACAGACAACCAACTCAATCTGTACGTCACGCAGAACACAGTCTTCTCCCCTCAAACGCGCGTTTTCCGCGCCGCTGGAGATGACTACTCCCTTGGGTTCTTCATCGGAACCCTACCGCTAACCAGCTCTACGCTGATTTAGCAGCCCTTCAGACCAGCTAGTCTTTACTCGTTTTACTAGCTAACTGTCAAAAGTTATACTCTCTCCGAGTCTTTGAAGGGGGGTGTGACTAGGAGAGGGTTAATTTATCTCCTGCTTTTAGCTATTCCGATGAGTGACACGGTCAATCCGTGAGGACTCCACCGCCACAATTTCTGGATGTTAGGATACCAGTTAAATTTTCTGAACGCGTCAACATCCCCGCCG